TCTTGAATGCCCAAGACGACGGCTTTAGCTCCCATAATCAGCCTTCTTGCACCGATTGCATTCAATGCCGCGCCACCTGCTCCCCCAATGACTGCACCGCCTACAGTTTTTGCGACGGCTACCCCAGCCGCTCTAAAGAAACTAGACAGACCACCAGTGCCACCCATGGCATCTTTCATACCTGCAATACCAGCAACTCCGCCTGTTTGTCCGCCCAAAACTGCGCCTTGTGCCGCGCCTGCCGCAGTGGCATGTTCTGCATCTACTCTTTGTTGACCAGAAGTTTCAAATACAGCGCCTCTTCCGTTCAATGCAGCGGCTGCCGTTGTGCCTTCTCTAACTAGAGGATAAAATGCAATCCAATGCGTGTATTCACTATCGGGTGCATTCAATCCTTCTGGGTATTTTAGATTATCTGTTGATGCATAAATGCTTCCCTTATTGAAGGGATTTACCATCTCACCCTGATTGAAAGTATCTCTATTGAATCTTCTATTTGGAACTTCAGGTGTGGCCTGCACCGCGGCCGCATCTCTTTTTTGTGGTGGGGCATCAGCCATGAAGATAAATATCCTATTGAGTTTACAGTTTGGACTATTTATATGACCTATACAAAGGAGACTATGAAGGGTCTCTATAAAATACAAAATCCTAAAAAGTATATTGGGAATCCCAACAATATTGTATATCGTTCTAGTTGGGAATTGAAGTTTATGAAATGGTGCGATAGTAATCCAAACATATTGGAATGGGGATCAGAAGAGCTGGCTATTCCTTATATTTCACCTAAAGACAATAGAGTTCACCGATACTTTGTGGACTTTTATATGAAAGTTCAAGAAAGCAGTGGTCAAGTAAAAAAATACTTGATTGAAATTAAACCAGCCAAGTTCGTTAGAGAACCCAAAATTCCTAAAAGAAAGACAAAACAATTTCTCAATGAAGTTATTGCGTGGGGAGTAAATCAAGCCAAGTGGAAGTATGCAACTGAATTCTGCAAAGACAATGGCTGGGAATTTATGATATTAACTGAAAAAGAACTTGGAATTAAAGCATAAATATAGACTAAGGAGATTATACAATGGCTAAAGCATCAGGAAATTCAAAGACAGTATTTGCGCCTCGCCGCAAAGGGGTGAAAATGAGCACCATGAATAAGCATAAGCGCCGCAATTTTAAGAAGTATAGAGGTCAGGGCCGTTAATGGCATCAAATAACGCCTTTCAGAAACTTCGTGCGCAGATAGGAGATGGACAGAAGTCCATTGAATGGTATATGCGCAACGTTAAAAGTCTAGTGGGCGCAAGAGTTTCTGGAAACACCGTTCTGAAATCTGATATCGGCAGTCTTACCAGTAAGGTAGAGATTGGCGCGATGTATATGTATTTCTACGACCCGAAGTTTAAAAACGAACTTCCGTTTTACGATACCTTTCCTTTAGTATTACCGTTCGGTCCAGCCAAAGGCGGATTCTACGGAATCAACGTTCACTATTTACCTTACATGCTAAGAGCAAAAGTTTTGGGTGAATTAATGAACTTTGCGGATTCCAAAACGCTTACACCCAATAGCAAAATGCGACTGTCATATAATCTATTGAACAGTTTGCAGACTGCACCCGAAATTAAACCGTGCATCAAGCACTATTTGACAACACATGTAAAATCACAATTCATGAAAATCAATCCTGCAGATTGGAAGGCAGCAATATTCTTGCCAGTTGAAGCATTTGTTGGCGCAACAAAAGAAACTGTTTTCAGAGATACTAGGAGCAAGATTTAATGGAACAAGCACATAATAGCTTGGCAACTTTTCGCGCCGAATCCAGAAAGAGAGATTTTGCTCGTTCTCATAGATTCGAGGTGCAGATAATTCCTCCTGCAAATCTAATGGGAGAAGATGGTAAAAGAGTATCGGGCGGTCAAGCGATGGCAACACACTTGACATCTGCTGGTCGTTCGGCAGAACATCTATCTCTTTTTGTCGAAGATGCCATGGTTCCAGGAATACTTCTCGGCACAAAACCGTTTAGAGCTAACAACTTAAACGAGCAACGTGCGACAGCGATTGATTTTGGCGGAGACTCAATTACGCTTACGTTTTTAGTTGATGTTACTTGGGCAGCAAAAGACTTTTTCGGCGATTGGATGCGCGGAATTATTAATAATAGAACTAGAGAAATTGCTTTTCCAAACAAATACTATGGTGGTATGATAGTAACTGCATTAAATAATAAAGATGAAGTAGTTGCTAAATGGGAATTAGAAGATGTATTTCCTAGATCAATTGCACCAATTCAAATGTCTAATAGCAACACACAACCTATTAGATTACCCGTAACATTTACTTACAAAAGATGGTTTGTAATACCAGTTTAATTAATGAAGGACTAAATTATGCCATTACCAACTATGAATACTCCCACTTTCAAAGTGAAGTTGCATTCATTATCCAGTGAAGTTGAATTTCGTCCGTTTCTTGTGAAGGAAGAAAAGATTCTTATTTTGGCTCAAGAATCTAACGACCCAAAAGAAATGATCAAAGCGATGCAAGATATTGTTACCACATGTTCAAATGGTGTAATTGAAGGCAAAGATTTACCGTTCTTCGACCTACAGAATGCGTTCATTCGTTTGCGTTCGCAGTCTATCGGTAGTATGACAGACTTTATTCTGATTTGCGGTGAATGTGGACATAAGACAGAAACGACATTGGACCTAGACACGCTTACCGTAGAGCATCAAGACAATCATACGAATAAGATTATGTTGTCTGATAATGTCGGTGTGTTTATGAAATATCCTAAAGCAGAAATTCTGGTAGACGATGAGACACCTGCTTTCGATCTGGTGGTATCATGCGTAGATAAAATTTTTGACCAAGATGAAATATACAGCGCAGAAGATGAGGGTAAAGAAGAAGTAGAAAAGTTTGTTAACAGTCTTTCGACCCAGCAGTTTGAAAAGATTGTGGAATTTTTTCAGACTTCACCTAGACTCGAAAAGACAATTGATTATGCATGTGCAAAATGTGGCACAGAAAATACAGTTTTGATCGACGGTGTAGAAAATTTTTTCGAATAACCCTTTCTCATGATAATTTGATGAATCATTATAAGACAAACTTTATCTTAATGCAAGAACACAAATACAGTTTGTCCGAGCTTGAAAATATGATGCCATGGGAAAGGGAAGTTTACATCGGTTTGTTGATGACACATTTAAAGAAAAAAGCAGAGAGAAATCAACAGGATTATTAAGAAATGGCCAGTAACTTACAAGGACTATCAGATAGATTGCAGACTGCCCCAAATAACGGGCCAGATCCTGTTGTCGAACGTCTGGACGAAATGACCCAACTTGGGCGTGATATCAAGAAGTTACTAAGTTCAACTGGCGCGGGTAAAGGAAAAGAACCGCAGTTAAACAAGATTAAAGATTCAACAAGTCCGCTATCAATCACGCGAGTAGACGGCGAGAGCGCAGGTAAGATACTTTCGGCAGCAACAGACAATCTAAGTAAAGACTTAGAAAAGTTTAGCGAAGCCGAACACAAAATGATGACAGACTTAGTTACCGAAATTGGTAAACTAACTGAAAAGAATCTAGAAGGATTCAATAAGGGTATCAAAGAGGTTGTTGACCTAGCAAAGAAGGGTCAAGCATTAGCAGAAAAATCTGGCAATGTTGACGGTGCCAAAAGATTTGGAGATACTGCTAAGGCGGCCAAGGACGAACATTTCCGTGTCAATAAAATGGATCTTCGTGGTGATAAAGATACTTTTGCTAATAGATTTAGTCGCGCTCTAGGAAATAAAGAACCTATAGATACAAAGAAGACCGGAGTAAGAGCATTTGGTACCGCGCTTCGTCAAGGCGCAAAAGGCGCAATGAAAGAATTCGCTAAGGGTGTATTAAAAGGTAAAGAAGGTAGTTTCCGAGACCAAATATTTACATCTGATAAAGCTAAAAGAAGTGCCGAACGAGAGAAGCAGGGTTGGGCACCAGAAGCAGAAAAAATGGTCGACCTGACAGAAGATCAGAAAAAGATGTTGGCGCAAAAAGGTATTGCACCCGCTTCCGAAAAAGATATTTCATATCGTAAAGCTGGTAAGCCAGTATCGTTGAAAGATATCAATGCTGAGATAGAAAAAGATTACGATGATAGAAACAACAAGACCGCTATTGTTCCTGACAAACCAGCGGCGGCTGAAATAGCTTCACCAGTAACAGATACTGGTAGCGATATGCAAGA